TTCCGAGAGAAGGATTCTCAAACTACTCCAATCCGATCCCGACAAAGACGACGCGGAAACCTTCTTTACCCTAGACTTTGAAGGAGACCTAATCCTCCATCAACCAGAAAACTGAACGAAAATGAAGAACGAATACCTGCAACACGAAGGCGCTGAAATTAGCGTCGAGAATACATCAGCCACAACATGCAAGCAGTGGCTAGAGTCACTCCCTGAACATCAACGGAGCGTTAAACCCGGTTCCGTCAAAGCTCTCGCGAGAGACTTGAAGGCTAATCGGTGGACATTTAACGGAGCGACAATCTGTTTTGATGTCACCGGAGCGCTTATCGACGGGCAACACCGACTCCTTGCATTCATTGAGGCTGACGAGTTCCCCTCGGTGATCGTAGTCAAAGGGTTGACGGCGGAGTCTTACTCCGATATTGATTCCGGCATTTCCCGCACATATTCAGATGCGTTCAAACACGCAGGGATTCCTAACTACGCGGGCGCGTCAAGTGCTTGCAATGCCTGGAAAACCTACGGCGCGGGAGGATCGCCCCGCAATTATCGCTCGTCTAAAAAGGAGCTTCTCGAATCATACCGCGAGCATGAAGAGTCAATCGCGTGGGCCTTCTTTCGATGGGCTTCGATTGAGGGGATAATCTCTCAGACTCGTCGTGTGTTCCTGGGCTCATACGGATACGAGCGGATGGGGCAGGAGCTTACAACTTCATTTTTCAACGCGCTAGAAACTTCGGTGGGATCGCAATCGGCTATCGCGTTTCGTAAAGTCCTCGTGCGGGAGTCGAACAAAAACAGAGGGAAGATTCCTCAAGATGAGATTATTGCGCTGGGACTCAAGGCTATGAAAGCTCACTCCGAAGGGCGACAGCTCAAGGTATTGAAATGGCTCCCAGGAGAACCGCTTGCATCATTTTAAAAACCAGAAAACTGAACGAAAATGAAGAACGAATTATACACCATTGAATCCATCGAGGGGCTGACCCCGATCCAAGTCTACACCGGGGGAGCCGTGCGCGGCATCCTCGACGACATTAAGTCGGAGGCGCGGTCCGTAGTGATTGACGCCACCACTGACGCGGGACGGAAAGAAATCGCGAGTCTCGCCTACAAGGTGGCGCGGTCCAAAACGACACTCTACGCCATGGGGAAAAAGCTCGGGGAGGAGGCTCGCGCCACAATCGACATCATTAACTCAGAGCGTCGCGTGATCGTCGCGGAACTCGACGCCCTCAAGGATGAGGTGCGGAAGCCGCTGACGGATTACGAGGATCGCGAGAAAGCGCGGGTCGCAAAGCACCGCGAGAACGTCACATGGATTCGCGGGATCGCGGATTCCGCCATCGCATCGCGGGACATGCTTCAAATTGATGAGGCGCTTTTCTCACTCCAGGGCATGAATCTTTCGGGATTCGAGGAGTTTACAGCCAGCGCTGAAACTGAACGGGCTGCGGGACTCCACCGACTGAATGCTCTCAGTGACGAGCTTCACGAGGCGCAAGTCGAAGCTGACCGCATCGCGCAAGAGGCCGCTGACAGTGCCGCGAAGGCTCAGGCTGACCGTGAGTCGCAGATTGCGCGGGATGCCGCTGACAATGCCCGCATCGAGGCGGAAAGGGCTGCTAAGGCTGAGGCTGACCGGATTGCGGAGGAAGGCCGCAAAGCTCAAGCGGCGCGGGATGCCGAGCGGAAGGCTGAAGCTGACCGGATTGCGGCGCTTGAGCGGTCTAAAATCCAAGCCGAGGAGAAGCACAAAAAACAACTCGCTGATTTTGCGGAAGCTACGCGGATCGAGGCGCAAGAGAAAGAATCTGCCCGGCTGGCTGGCATTGAGGCCGATAAAGTAGCTGCCGCAAAACTCGCGGCGAACAAAAATCACCGGACAGCCATTCGTGAGGCGGCAGTATCTGACCTGGTGGCCGGGGGATTCTCCGGTCCGATCGCTATTTCAATCGTAAGCATTATCGAAGCGGGCAAAGTATCCGGCATCACAATCAATTTTTAACCGTTCCGCAACGGGGGCCGCGCATCCTACACGCGGAAAATATCATGAACGAAATCACTACCACTACATCAAATCATCTTCCAGTCATCGGAGGCTTTGCCTTCCGCTCAATGACGGAAATCGAATCATTCGCAATCCTCATGTCGAAGTCGGCGATTGCGATTCCGAAACACCTGCGCGACCAACCCGGCGCTTGCATGGCTATCGCGATTCAGGCGAGCGAATGGCAAATGTCACCGTTTGCCGTCGCCAATAAATCCTATTCGGTAAATGACCGACTCGGGTATGAGGCTCAACTCATCAATGCCGTCATCCTGCGGCGTGCTCCTATCCATGGTCGCTTTGCCGTCGCTTACTCGGGATCTGGATCAACCCGGAAATGCAAAGTTTCCGCAACACTGAGCGACGGCGGAGAGGTCGTGTATGAGTCGCCTGAAATTAGTTCGATCACCACGAAAAACTCTCCGCTCTGGAAGGCCGACCCTGACCAGCAGTTGTTCTACTTTTCGAGCCGGTCGCTTTGTCGGCGCCACTTCCCTGACGTGCTTCTCGGGATCTATACTCGGGATGAACTTGAGGACTCCGAGCCAGAGCGTAATGTGACGCCACAGGGCAACCCGTGGAAGTCCATCGAGACAACGCCCGAGGTCGATACGCCGGTCGAGCGCATCATGAAACTCGTGCAATCCGATATCGACACGATCAAGGAGCTTATGGAAACGGCAGGCGCTACTCCGGACGATGCCATTACTCCGACCGAGATCGTCAAGGCGCTCGAATCCATGGGGCTTGGCGACGGCAAGACGCCGGTTTCCAAGCTGGCTCCCGAGATTCACGCGATGATCGTGAGCGATTGGGAAGTCATCGAGAATGCCGTGTTTGACATTCGCCAGGCGGGAGGTGCGGCATGATGACACACGACGAAATCATTGCCGTAGTGACCGCGCACCGTGACGGGGCCGACGTGGAACATCAAGCGCACGGTGGTCAGTGGCGCTTTACAGGATCACCGTTGTGGGAATTTGGCGTCTGCGACTACCGCGTTAAGCCTGCGCCCTTTGTCTGCTGGGCTAATTTTTACTCCACGGGCGATCCCATATTCCATCCTACACGGGAGGAGGCTGATGCGATCGCAATGCAAGGCCGCATCCGTTGCGTTAAAATGATCGAGGCGGAGGGCCACTCATGAACATCGGGATCAACCGCAACATTTCGGAACTGGAATATCACGCCTTTCCCGCGATCTCGAAATCAACGCTCTGGAAGTTCGCGAAGAACCCGGCGAAGTGGCACAAGACACGCGAGATTCCATTCGTTCAGACTGACGCCATGATATGGGGGAGTCTCGTCGATTGCCTAATTCTGCAACCGCATGAACTGGCGAAATGCTTCTCAGTATCGCCATTTTCTGACTTCCGCACGAAGGACGCTCAGACGTGGCGAAAGTCTCAGTTGAATCCCGTGATTACCAGCGAGACTCTAAACGAGGCGTCGAAGGCTGCAGAACTAGTCAAGGGTCATCACTTTGCTGGGGCGCTTCTTGACGGCGCTGACACGCAGGTTTCATGCGTTGGTCCGCTCAAGTCCATCGGAGTTGGAAAGTGCAGGCTCGACCTTGTTCCTCAGGGCGAGTTTGCCGACACTCTGGTCGATTTAAAAACAACCAACTCACTCGACAAGATGCCATCAACCATCGCTGATTTTGGCTATCACGTCCAAGCTGCGTGGTATCTCGATCTTTACAACCTATGCACCAGCGAGAAACGAGATCGATGGAAGTTGATTTTTCAGGAGTCTTCCGCACCTTATGAAATCGCGGTCGTAGAGCTTGATCGTGCGGACATTGCCATCGGGCGGGCGTGGTATCTCACGGCACTGGAACAATGGCGTCATTCGATCGAGACGGGCCACTACCCTTCACCGTGGGATGACGAGGTAAAGATCATCGGGCTTCCGTATTGGGCTAAGCGAGGGGCTGCTGGGCAGGATGGATTCGGAGGTTCGGCATGAGAGCCTACCCACTAGAGCACGACGAACAGAGGTCACTCATGACATGGGCGGCAGTTATCGCGCGGGAAATCCCTGAGCTTGATCTGCTCTTTGCCATCCCGAACGGGGGCCATCGAAACATGCTGGTCGCGAAAAAAATGAAGGCCGAGGGCGTCAAGCCGGGCGTCCCTGATTTGTTCTTGCCGGTCGCGAGGCAGGGCTTTCACGGACTCTTTATCGAGATGAAAACCGTTGGCAATAAACCAAAAACACCAAAAGGAATGGGCGGCGTGTCTGAGCTGCAAATGCGCTGGCTGATGACGCTAAAGTTTCACGGATACCGCGCCGTCGTCTGCTACGGTCGCGACGAGGCCAAGAAAACCCTGCTAGATTATTTATCATGAAATCACTGGACGACTACAACGCCTTTATTGAGGCAAAAACACGGCGGAATCAATCTCACGGATTTGATGCACTGCCATTTATTGCACCACTTTTCGACTGGCAACAGCACGTTGTCGGATGGGCGGTGAAGCAAGGCCGCGCTGCTCTTTTCGAGGATTGCGGACTCGGAAAAACCATTCAACAACTTGAATGGGCGAGCCAGGTATTCCGGCATACGGGGGAATCGGTATTGATACTGACGCCGCTTTCTGTCGCACGTCAAACGGCGCGGGAGGCCGATCAATTCGGGATCGTCGCGAGGGTAGTGGAGTCGCAAGATGATATTACTGAGGCCGGTATTTACATCACGAACTACGAAAAGCTCGAAAAGTTCAACGCGGAGTCATTCGCGGGAGTGGTGCTGGATGAAAGCTCCATCCTCAAAAACTTTACAGGCAAGATGAGGCGGCTTCTCACGTCGTCATTCGCTGAGACTCCGTATCGGCTATGCTGCACGGCTACGCCTTCGCCGAATGATTACACTGAGTTTGGGCAGCATGCGGACTTCCTCGGGGTATGCACTAGGGAGCAGATGCTGTGCACCTATTTTATTAACGACACCTTTAATACTGGTGATTGGCGTCTCAAGAAGCACGCTCAAAGCGAGTTCTGGGAATGGGTTTCATCATGGGCCGCTTGCGTAGGTAAGCCGTCTGACATTGGATATTGCGACGATGGTTATATCCTCCCCGCGCTCAATCTGCAAACGCGAATCGTTAAGGTTGATCATTCTGACGGCGCTGATGACGGGCAACTATTCAGGCACTCGACGCTATCGGCCACGACAATGCACAAGGAGATGAGGATGACTTCACCGGCCCGTGTCGAGGAAGTCGCGTCGCTTGTAAATGCGTCCGATCAATGCTGGCTAGTATGGTGCAACACAAATGATGAGTCATCGCGGCTATCGAAAGCGATTGCCGATTCCGTCGAGGTTAAGGGCAGCGATACCGCAAAGCACAAAGAGAATGCGATAGAGGGATTTATCAACGGCTCAGTGCGAGTTCTGATAAGCAAGCCCGGAATGTTTGGCTATGGCCTCAATTTCCAACATTGCTCAAACGTCGCCTTTGTCGGGCTGTCATACTCGTTCGAGGATTTTTATCAGGCGCTTAGGCGGACTTACCGTTTCGGGCAAAAGAAGGAAGTGAACGCCTACATTATTCAGGCCTCAACCGAGGACGCGATCCTCAAAACCATCAATCGAAAAATAGAACAACATAAAGAAATGCAACTGCAAATGAAAGCCGCGTCGGATTGTTTCCGTGAGTCACGGATGAAGGAAACAAAGGCCAAGACAGACATTAAAACCGAATCCGGCAATGGATGGACGGTGCATCACGGCGATTGCGTGAGGGTGGCGAAGTCGATACCGGATCAGTCAATCGACTTCTCCGTGTTCTCGCCTCCGTTCGCTGACCTGTTCACCTACTCCGATGACCCACAGGACATGGGTAACTGCTCTGACTTACAAGAGTTCCAAGGGCATTTCAAAATCCTCATCGCTGAAATCGCTCGCATCATGGTCCCTGGTCGCGAGGTCGCGGTCCATTGCGTTGATCTGCTCAGCACGAAATGGAAGCATGGCTACATCGGATTCCAGGACTTCTCGGGCGAGATCATCAGGGCGTTCTGGGAGCACGGCTTTACCCTGCATTCTCGCATCACGATCTGGAAAAGTCCCGTGACCGAGATGCAAAGGACGAAGGCGCACGGGCTGCTTTACAAGACGCTTTGCGCGGATTCGTCGCACTCAAGAACGGGCGCGCCTGATTATCTACTCGTGTTTAAAGCGCCGGGGGACAACCCGAAACCGATCACAAAAGACCGCTCGCGATTCTCGGTGGACTGGTGGCAGGAAGTCGCATCACCTGTATGGATGACAGTCGATCAAGGGCGGGTCTTGAATCGCAATGGGGCGAGGGATCATGCTGACGAAAAACACATCTGCCCGTTGCAACTCGACGTGATCGAGCGGGCTATTGCGCTATGGAGCAACCAAGGCGAAACCGTCTATTCACCGTTCGCCGGAATCGGCAGCGAGGGATACGGGGCACTTAAACTTGATCGCAACTTCATCGGCAGCGAACTGAAAGAAAGCTACTTTAAACAGGTTTGTGAAAACCTCGCCACGGCAAAAAATCAACTGGAGCTTTTTTGACATGACTCAACTGGAACGAATCCAAAAGCAGGCCGATGCCAACATCGGAAAATGGGGACATCAACCACTCGAAACGCTCGGGCTTGTCGCAGCGGAAGAGATGGGCGAAGTCTGCCAAGCCATCCTTCAATTTGTGCATGAGGGCGGCGATGAGTCGCGGATTTATGACGAGGCCAGAGATCTGGCCGCAACGTGTTTGCAAATCTTGAACAACGAAAAATGAAAAACAACGAACGAATCACCGGAATCCTCGCCATCATGTGTGGCGGGGCAATCATCGCGATAGCATTTCACCTGGCGGCAACGCTGGACGAGGAGCGAAAGGCCGATCTCAGAACCGTCATGGACGAATGGGCTACCCGTCACGGGCTACAGCCTACGTTCCGCTCGGTCAAGCGCACGGGCAAAATCACGGTCATTGTTCTCGATGAGGATGGTGATTGGAAAATAAAGGAGGAAGCATGAGC